AATTAAGAGATGAAATTGCGAAGGACGAGGGCAGGGTGAATTCGGTGTATCTTGATCATTTGTCGCTTAAAACTGTAGGAATAGGGCATTTAGTTAACGAATGGGATGAAGAATATGATAAGCCAGTTGGTACACCAGTATCAGAAGAGCGTGTTAATGAGTTGTTTGATAAGGATATACAAGTAACAATATCAGAGTGCAAAGAATTATTTGACAACTTTGATGAGCTACCGGAAGAAGTACAAAAAATCTGTGCAAATATGATGTTTAATATGGGTAGACCAAGATTAAGTGGATTCAAGAAATTTCGTGCAGCTATAGCGAACAACGATTGGGAAGAATGTGCAATTCAAATGGAAGATTCCAGGTGGCACAAACAGGTCACCAAAAGAGCGAATCGCCTAATTTCCAGAATGAGAGCGGTCGAGGGTACCTAATCCTAACGTCTTGACATTACTATTTAAATCTTGTTTTTCATATTCTATATCAACCATCAATCCTATTTGTTGACGGATGTTTCGTCTTTCTTCTTTGCAAATAATCTTTAATTTATTATAGGTATCAACGTCTATCCCTATTGACTTGAACTTTGATGTGTCTGCCATTATACTACCTCCATGACTTATAAATACCCAATTATACCCAATAAAACCCGAAGACCAAACAAATATTTTGCAAAAAAAACTTTATTTATGGGTTTTAAATTTGATAGCAAATGGGAAGCAGAGCGTTGGGGTCAATTAAAATCAATGGAAAAAGCCGGTGTAGTAACTCAACTAGAAAGACAAGTTCGTTATGATTTGATTGTAAATGATGTTAAAATTTGTGATTACATAGCAGACTTTAGATATTTATTAGAAGAAGAAAATGGATTGTCTAAATTGATTGTTGAAGATGCAAAAGGTGTTTTAACATCAGAGTTTAAGCTTAAAAAAAAGTTAATGAAAGCCGTGCATAACATAGATATTTATCTTTCTTTCAAAAAAAAATAACAAAAGCTATTGACTTATAGGATATGTATGCCTACTTTATAGGTATCTAGTGTCTATTTATTATTGAGAAAGGATTATTTATGGATTTAGATTTTTTAAATATGCCTTTGCATGATGTTTTTAAGTATCGTGAAGAACTTAAACAACAAATTCAAGTGCTAAAGGACAAGCAAAGCGTTCTTAATGATGATCTTGCAATAAGGTTTGGTAATAGTGCAAGAAACAAATTGAACGAAGATGGTAAAGATTATGGAACTGTTACACTTAATGAGCAGGGATATAAAGTAAAAGTTACCATGCGACAAAAAGTAACTTGGGATCAAGAGGGTCTTGCTACTGCTTTGATGAATATGGATCAAGAAGATGCAAGGCATTATGCTAGAATTACTTACGCTATTGATGAGCGTAAATACAACAACGCACCTCCTGGTATTAAGGGTAAACTACAAGACCACAGAACAGTAGAGCTTACTGGTACAACTGTGGATATTACGGAGGATAATAATGGCTCTTAAAATTATATCAGCTGATGAAAGATTAGCAGAAAAAAGAGGTCATAAAATTGTAGTCTGTGGTCAAAGTGGTGTGGGCAAGACAACTCTTGCCCGTACTCTTGATCCTGATACTACTCTATTTATGGATTTAGAGGCTGGCGATGCTGCTATTGAAAGATGGCCGATTGATGTTATTCGTCCACAGACTTGGGAAGAGTGCAGAGATTTTGCTTGTTTTCTTGGTGGGCCTAACCCAGCCTTATCACCGGAACAACCATACAGTGTTGTGGAGTATGAAAAGGTTTCACAGATGTATGGTGATGCGTTTACTATCTTGAAGAAGTATGATTCTATTTTTGTTGATAGTATAACAGTAGCCGGTAGACTTTGTTTTCAGTATTGCTATGGACACCCTGATAATAAATCAGACAGAACTGGCAAGATTGATACAAGAGCAGTATATGGTATGCAAGGTCGTGAGATGATGTCTTGGCTTACTCACTTACAACACATCAGAGATAAAAATGTTATTTTTGTTGGTATTCTTGATGAAAAGGTAGATGAGTATGGTAGAACTATGTACGAGCTACAGATTGAGGGTTCAAAAACTGGTCGTGAACTACCCGGAATCGTTGACGAAGTAATTACTATGGCAGTCATGCCTAGTGAAGAACATGGCCCATACAGAGCCTTTGTGTGTCAAACACTTAACCAATGGGGTTATCCAGCCAAAGATAGATCTGGTCAACTTGAAGTTGTTGAAGAGCCACATCTTGGTAAGCTTTTGACAAAAATAAGTGGTAGATCAACAGACAAAGGGGACTTAAACTTTGTTGATCCTAATACAATCAAATCTAGCGATAAGGAGACTAAATAATGATTGATTTTAATGATGTTCCAAATGACTCTAATAGAGAGTTTGAATTAATTCCTGCAGGCACTGTTGCAAGGGCAATTTTAACGATGAAAAGAGGTGGTGAAGTTATAGCAGACTATTCTTCACAACCCATGTTTAAGGTTGGTGCGAGTGGTGCTAAATATCTTGAATGTGAATTTACGATTGTTGGTGGTAAGTATGACAAACGTAAGTTTTGGCAAAATATCATGTGTGATGGTGGCAAGATCAATCCTGAAAGTGGTATGCCTTGGTGTAAAGAAATAGGCATAAAAACTTTTAGAGATATTATCAATAGTGCATTTGGTCTTGATCCAAACGACACATCACCTGAAGCAGCTAGTAGGAGAAAAGTTAATGATCTTACTGTTTTAGATGGTGCAGAATTTTGTGTAAAGATTGCAATTGAAAAAGGCACTAATGGTTATGCTGATAAGAATAAAATGTTAGTTGCATTAGCTTTGAATAGTAATGAGTATATTGGTTCTTCAAATCAAGCACCAGTGCAACCTCAAGTGCAACAACCAGTGCAACAAGCTAAAAATACGAATCCAACGCCAAATACCGGTGGGATTCCTCCTTGGGCACAAAATAAGTAATTTACTAGGTTTCTAGCGGCAGGACTGCTTTCTCGTCTGCTAGAGTCGGTTTGGGTAGCACCGATGCCGCAAAGCTACCCAACATTTTAGGAACACAAACATGATTTTAAGACCATACCAAGAGATAGCAGTAGACGATGCTTCAACTGCATTAGACAAACATAAGAATACAATTGTGGTTGCACCCACTGGTGCAGGCAAAACTATTATGTTGTCTGCGTTGGTAGGCAAAAGATACAAAGTAGGAAACAAAGTTCTTATTCTGCAACACAGAGATGAGTTAGTAAGACAGAATAGAACAAAGTTTTCTAAGGTAAACCCCAACATTACAACTAGCATTGTTGATGGGTCAGAAAAAGATTGGACTGGTAGCACAATCTTTAGCATGGTGCAAACATTATCAAGAGAGAATAATTTAAATAATATAAATCACTTCGATTTAGTTGTGGTTGATGAAAGCCATCACGCAGTAGCAGATACTTATATGCGTATCATTGATAAGGTTAGACAAGCAAACGATTCTGTAGAGATTGTTGGATTTACTGCAACACCTAATCGTGGCGATAAAAAAGGCTTGAGAAAAGTTTTTACTAACTGCTCACATCAAATTGAGATTAGCACTCTCATAAGAGAGGGTTTCTTGGTGCCACCAAAAACATTTGTTGTTGATGTTGGTGTGCAAAAAGATTTAGAGAATGTCCGTAAGACTATAACTGACTTTGATATGTCAGAAGTTGAAAAGATTATGAACAAAAGAGCAATCAACGAAAAGATTGTTAATGAATGGCAAGACAAAGCCGGTGAAAGAAAGACAGTAATATTTTGTAGCACAGTTAATCATGCACAAGATGTTTGTGATGAATTTAGGCGTAAAAATATCAGAACAGAAATTGTTACTGGTGATACACCAAGCGAACAGAGAAAACAAATTTTACATGATTTAGAACATGGTGATGTCCAGGTTGTAGTTAATGTTGCAGTATTAACAGAGGGTTTTGACGCACCACCTATTAGTTGTATTGTGCTTACTAGACCATGTTCATATAAATCAACGATGGTACAGATGATTGGTCGAGGTCTTAGGACAGTTAATCAAGAAGAACACCCTGGTTTAATTAAAAAGAATTGTATCGTTTTAGACTTTGGCACAAGTGTTCTTACTCATGGTTCATTGGATGAAGGCGTGGATCTTGATGGAGCTCAAGCGAACACCTCCGGTGCCACACCACTGAAAGTATGTCCTGAGTGTCATTCTGAAATACCATTATCATCAAGAGAGTGTCCTATTTGTGGTTATGAGTTTGGTACACAAGACAAAGAAATTCTTGAAGAATTTACTATGACAGAAGTTGACTTGATTGACAGATCACCATTTAGATGGCTTGATTTATTTGAAAATAAAAGATGTATGATGGCAAGTGGATTTAATGGCTTTGGTTTAGTGGCACACTTAGATGACCTATCTGTCGCCATTGTAAAGCGTAACAAAGGGCGTTTAAGAATTGTTAGTGTAGGAACAAAGGAACAAGCTATTGCGTCTGCTGATGACTTTCTAAGAGGCATAGAAGATAGCGATGGTGCAAGAAAGGGTAAAAGATGGTTGAATCAAGGCGTTACAGTAAAACAAAAAAATGCTTTAGCTATGTTAGGTCGTTTTATCAGACCAATGGATTTCAGTTGGAACAAATACAAAGCGGCTTGTTGGTTAAATTATTTGTGGAATAAAAAAGAAATTGATGCAAAAGTTTTAAATTATTACGAAGGAGGTGGTAGTGCAGCGAAGTGAAGCGTTGAAAAAAGCAGATGATTTAATTAATGGGTCAAGAGCAAGAACATATGGAGATGCTTATGAAACACATGAATCTATAGCTAAAATTTGTAATGTGTTATTTGCACATAAATTAAAATCAGATCTTACTTTTGAAGACATATATAAAGTATTTATAGTTGGTAAACTTGTAAGAGACAGAGGTAACTTTGAAAAAAACATAAAGCACATGGACAATCCTATAGATGTGATTGGATTTGCGGCTTTGTGGGCAGAGGGCAAAAGTGAAACAAATAGAGGAACTAAAAATGGCAAGAGTGGAAGTTAAATATATTATTCAAGAAGAAAATGAAGTAGGCGTAGAGAATGTTAAAGAAGGATCATTGTTTATGCCATTCAAAATAGATGGCGATCCGGAAAACTTAGCAGATGAACTAGGTAAAACATTTAAAAGAATCGTAGAGACAAATAAGAATGAAGTTTTGCATATTCATTTTAGAGCGTTTTTTGATGGTACAGAAATATTAAATGGATCATTATATTCAGAACAAGGAGAAGGTAGATGGATAACCCCAACATCGGAGACAATTCATTAAAAAACTTAACTAAACTTTTTTCTAGGTTTGGTTGGGATAAAAAACTTGGTGATTTAACTGAAGAAGAGATAAAAGCCACAGTTACAATAATGCAATTCTCAAAGAAGGTAGAAGAAGATGAACAATACAATAAAAAAGAACTCGATAGATTACTTCTTAAATATGTCCATGGGCAAGAAGAATCAGAACAACGAGTTGATGAATTACCATTTTGAAGAAGTAATTAATAAAACTATTGTAGATAAAAATAAATCTGAACCTAAAAGAAAGTATTTAGGTGGATCTATGTTGGGGGATAAATGTGCAAGAAAGATACAGTATATTTATCAAGGACAACAACCTGATGAGAATAAAGAGTTTAATGCACAAACATTAAGAATATTTCAGTTAGGCCACGAGCTAGAAAATAGTATGGCTGGGTGGATTAGAAACGCAGGATTTGATCTAAGAACTTTAGATAAGAATGGCGAACAGTTTGGTTTCTCAATAGCAGATGATGAGATAAAAGGTCATATTGATGGTGTCATCTGTGGTGGCCCACTTGATGTTAAGTATCCTATGCTTTGGGAATGTAAATCTGCAAACGAAAAAAAGTTTAGAGATTTCAAATTTAAAGGCATAAAGGCAAATCCTACATATGAAGTACAAGTAGCGTTATATCAAGCCTATATGGAACTAACAGACAATCCTTGTTTGTTCACAGTTATAAATAAAAATACAAGTGAAATATTTTATCAACTTGTGGGTTTTAATCAAGATTTGGCTCAATACGCTAGTGATAGAGCAGTTGACATATTAAGAGCATCTAAACAAAATGAAATGCTACCAAGGATAGCACAGAACAGAGATGTGTTTGATTGTAGATTTTGTCAGTTCTCTGATACTTGTTGGGAGGAGGGGTGATGGCGATACAGAAGGTAGCAAAGTACCGCCATCATAGGAGATGGTAATGAACATTATTAAATTTGGCAACAGTAAACGAAGTATGGATTCTAAGGAATTAGTTGAATTAATAAGTCAAAAAGTTCCATCACAAGTTCAAATTAATTTATTGAGAGAAACATATCCACAAGGTGTCATAAGAGGGGATCAATTTACTATAGGTTCTCTTGGTGGTGAAGCAGGCAAGTCTTTAAAAATAGACATAAATCCTAGGTCACCATACTTCATGAAAGGTCAAGATTTTAACGGTGCAGACGGAGTGGGAGGCATAGTTAAAATATTGATGGAAGGTAGAAATATGAAGTTACCGGAGGTTAAAGAGTTGTTCGCCTCATATCTTGATGAAGGTACGCCACAACCAGTTGAATCAATTAATTCTATTATTACACCGGAATCAAAACAAATAAACATAAATACGCCCTATGATAGCGAACATAAATATTTAAACGCCCAAGGTGAGTTACTTTGTTTGGTGCGTAGATACAATGATATAGATGAGCACGGAAATCCCGTACTAGATTCACATGGCAAACCAAAAAAAGAATTTAGACAGTTTACAGGAGGCAGTAATTATCCTCGTATGCCTGATGTTCGTCCATTGTACAACATACCAAACATAATAGCTTCAGAAAAGATCATATGGGTTGAGGGAGAAAAATGTGCAGATGCACTTAATGAACTTGGTTATACTGCAACTTGCACAATGGGTGGTGCAGGTATGCTTTCAAGAAAGTCTGCAAACTTATTTGACTTTTCTCCGTTACATGACAAAGAGTTAATTATATGGCCAGATAATGATACTGCTGGTCGCAAAGTTGCAGAGCTAGTACAAGAACTTGCTCTTAATGCTAGTGTTAAATCAGTTACTACATTAACGCCACCAAGAGGTAAGCCTGAAAGATGGGATGTGGTAGATGCCATTGCAGAGCAATTTAACATTAATGAATTTCTCAACACTAACATTAAGCAAATAAAAAAGAACATTAATCTTCTTGATGACAGTTTGTTAATTAACAGATTTGTTGGAGAAGCACCGGAGCAAAAGTTTTTGATAGCTAACACGTTACCTTTAGCAGTGCCTATTATATTTTCTGCCGCAGGTGACAGTGGTAAAGGTATGATGACATTGGACTTAGCAATGAAAGTATCAAGTGGTCAATCAATGCAAGAATCTTTTGGTGGCATGATTAGTGAGTTTGGCAATTCAATTATATTTACTGCCGAAGATGATGAAGCAGAGATGCACAGAAGAATTGATAGACTTGATTTTGAAAACAATAGGCAAAGTTTTAAGCATGAGTTACGAATCGTGAGTTTGCCTAATGTTGGTGGTGTCTTTCCTATATTGCAAGAAACACATGATGGTTACAGAACAAGCGATGAATTTGATAAAATATACGAACAAATACTGCAAATGAAGAACTTAAAACTTATAGTATTTGATCCTTTGGCTTCGTTTGTACACGCAGATGTAAACTCTGATCCTGCGGCGGGTGCAGCTTTAACTGGTTTGTTAGCACAAATAGCTACTGAAACTGGTGCCTCAGTTATAATGTGTCATCATATGACTAAAGTTAAAGAAGATTTAGTTGTAAGCACACCGGAACAAGCAAGAAATATGATTAGAGGCACGTCTGCATTAGTTGATGGTGTTCGTTGTGCTTTTGCATTATGGCAAGTTGACGAAGCAACTGGGCGTAGAAGATGTCAAGATTTAGGCATAGAATATAAAAGGAATAAATGCTTTGATGGTGCAGTAGTTAAATCTAATGGACCTGCTAACAGAAACATAAGGCACTTTATTAGAGATGAATTTAGTGGGTTACTTGTGGATAAAAGCGAAGATATATCAAGATTACATACTGGCTCAAACAAAGAAATAAAAAAGACTGCGTTGTTTAATTGGATTGCAGATTGTGAAAGAGAGGGTAGAGCTATGACACAGCAGTCCGGTGCAGATGCTATTCTGCAAAGAATGTCTGCTGATACTGATGCACCAAAGGTTTTAAACAACTGCACACAAAGAATGATTGATGGTCTTGTTAGAGAGTTAATACAAGAGGGCAGATTAGCTAAGTATTCCTTCAGCACAAGTGGTGGTAGAAAATGGCTTGGCACCATTGATGGCGATATGAGTAGAGGTGAATACGAGGCAACTACTGCAAGAGATAATGTATAAAATAGTAGATTTATTTAGTGGCATAGGAGGATTTAGCTATGCTGCCGAACAAATAGTGGGTGGCTTTGAAACAATAGCTTTTGTTGAAAGAGATGAATATTGTCAAAAAGTCTTGCGAAAACATTGGCACGATGTACCAATATATAATGATATAAGGAGCTTTGATGGAAAAGAATACAAAGACGCAGACATCGTTGTTGGAGGATTCCCATGTCAACCTTGGTCGGTTGCAGGAGCTCAAAAGGGAAGCCAAGACGACAGAGATCTCTGGCACGAAATGGTTAGGATTATTGAAGACATACGGCCACGCTGGATCGTTGGCGAGAATGTGTCAGGTTTTGTTACAATGCCAATGGGTCTCAGAAGAAGTCTCTCTGACTTGGAAAGTATCGGATACAAAACCATCCCATATCTTATTCCAGCTGCAGCCGTCGACGCTAAGCATAGACGAATGCGATGTTGGATTGTGGGCCACACCGAACACGATGGATCATCTGCCACCTCGTTCAGAGGAAGGAACAATGAAATTGATGGAGGGTCAACGCAAAGGACGAACAAAACCAGCGAACTTGCGGGAGCAAGTGGACAACAAAACAATGGATATGTACAGACAGACATGTTCGACTTTGTGGCCGACACCAACGACACAGGAAATAGAACACCCTCAAGCGGAGTTGACAGCGAACAACAGGAGATTGAGCAAAGATGGCAAGAGCAGCCACAGTTTGAACCTAGCAGACAGCGTGAAAATGTGGAGAACACCAACGGCAGCGAATGCGACACAGGGGCCGAAGAGCGAACAACTCTACCACAAAGTGAAGAAGGACGGCTCAAGTGCAATAACATTAGTGGACGAAGTGAAGATGTTTCCAACACCGAGAGCAAGGGATTGGAAAGACGGATACACAGTGCCACCATCAGTGAAGAACGGAACGAGAGCACACACTCTGGGAACATTCATAGCAGAGAAAGAGATAATGTGGCCGACACCAACAACAAAGGGGTACGGACACGCATCAATGGGTCAGACAATGATCTTCAGAAAGAAAGTAGAAGCCGGGGAATTGACCGAACAACAAGCGGAGCAGATGTTGGGTTGCACGCTAAGACCACCAAGAATGGAGGAATGGGATTATCCGAAAAAGGAGATGTTCCCTACGCCATCGGCAAACGAAGATGCAGCAGAACGACCAGGGGGGAAGATGCAAAAGATGTTAGGCAATCATCCTTCCGTGAGAGACCAGTCCTCTGGAACCCTGAACCCAACGTGGGTCGAGTGGCTAATGGGGTACCCAATAGGGTACACAGACTTAGATGTTTAGGGAATAGTATAGTGCCACAGGTCGTTGCAAGAATATTTTATGCTATCAAGGAGGCAGATAAAAATGAAAAAATATGATAGATGCACGCAATGTGAAAAACTGTTACCAGTTCCAAAGAAGAAAAGAAGTTATAAATATGTTTGTGATAGTTGTGTTGTAAAAGAGTTATTAGAAAAAAATTTAGTAACACCAGTTGTAGAAGAAGAATGGTTTGAAGATGACCCTAGAGCTCTTAAAGAAGTTGAGTATGGTAGGGTATCAAGAAACGCAACTCATGTATTTTCTCGTAATATTTTAGATGATATGGGTTGACATATAGGTTGCAGCTACCTATATTCAAAATATAAAGAAAGTGATCGTAAGATTACTCCTTTTGTTTTAAAAATGTTTGTGAAAGAAGGCCTGGAGTAATCCAGGTCTTTTTTTTTGTTATAATTTATTGACATTTGGCATTGACTTCCTATATGACTATCATATACTAGCAAATATGAGGAGTTATTATGGATAATAAATTTAATAAACCCATGATGGCAAGTGAGATTGTTGCAGCGTTGTCTGACCCATCACGAGGTGTAAGAGGTTATATTAAAGGTAAATATGCTAAAGCTATGGCAAGATCTGTTCAGTCAGATATTGCATCATCTCAAAAATTTGTTTTATCAAATAATTTAGTTGATCATGTTGTTGCCAACGCATTTTTAAAACCTGAAGCAATGCTTGGACAAATTAAAACTGGCATACCACCATTTACAAATATGTTTATTGAGTGGGATGATTCTTATCTTCAAAAGGCTATTTATAAACATTTAGCTAAAACTTTTAATAAAGAGTTGTCTACAAAAAAACAAATGGGTGAAAATTACTTTGATATAGATGATTTACCAGCTAAACAACATAAAAATAGAGCTGGTTATCATATTCATCAAGTTAATGATAGTTGGTTGTATGAACTTTGGTTTAAAGATCAAGAAAGCGGCAAGTATGCCGCATTTCCAAAATGTATAGTCATTGAACATGATGAAGATTACTCAATGGAAAAACATTATGGTCAATATGAAAAAGAAAAATGGATGATGCCATCTGATTTACATCATTTTGACAGAGATCAGATGAGACTTGCAGTACATACTGTAGGAGCACATCTTTGGGGTAATCATTATCAAACTGTACAAAGTTATGGAGAAACCCATAGAAGATTAATACGTTCTATGAGAAAAGATAGTGATAGAGAACTTAGAAGTACAAAGAAATCAAATCATTTTATTAGAAGATTACAAACTTATTTTAAAACTGAAGAGAGCACAGCCAAGTTTTTTGATCCATATTATTTAGATTTAATGTGCAGAACTGCTACTGCACAAGGATCTGCAATGCACTGGTTGATTCCTGAAAGTAAGTTTCAACAAGGTTGGACATCTGAAGAAATGAGTGCACTTACCAAATATACTATGGATAGTGTTTCAATGGATGTACAAATTCTAATTTCAACTTTGGCTATTCTTAATTATGAACACATAG